TCTTTCTTTCCTCTTACTTGGGGACAGGCACTCATAATCTCTTGGATGTATAACAAACTTACTGATGTATTAGAATGACTTCTATTCTCCAACAATACACTCTTGAAGATTTCGTAAAATGTCGTAATCAAAAGGAGTGGGTTTGTGATGAATGTAGAAAATGTGGTGATAGGGATTGTTGTTCTGGTAATCACATAATGTTTAGAGTTCCTAAAACTGATGATTGTCTCTGTTCTATTTGCTTGGAGAAACTGAAATGAAACTTTCATATAATCTCAAACAGTTTTGGTTGCGAAGATTGATGTGGAGATGGTGTTTTGATTGGTGGTTTAGAGTAATGTATCCTCACATTTATTATAGTGAATATGGTAAAAGGTATGAGGAATATGTGAGTGATGATGATATGTTGTGGTTTTGGAACTATCTAAACAACTTTGATAATGAGGTATTATGACTTTACTTGAAACACTTGAATACTTTCTCACAGAAACAGCAGCAGATATGGATGGTTTGTCTTGGGAAATCCGTGAGGAAACTAACTTTGAGGACAACAACATAGACCATTTGACTGAATGTTATGATTTCAATAAAGAACTTTATGATAATCTCAAACAAATCAAATCCATTATTGAAGAACTGGAGGTATTATAATGTTTGGTATTGAAAAGGACTTCCAAAATCTAATGGAACAAGTTTATGGCCCTCTTGAAAAGAAAGAACAAATGACTGAAATTGAAGAAGTAAAAGCACAAATCAAAGTATTGGAAAAGAAACTCTCTTTCCTTGAAGAACTGGAAAAAACAAAATCACCAGTAGAAGAAGCATATAAAAGAGTTTATGGTAAGTATCCTGTGAAAGATGTTAGTGAAGACCTTACTCCACTAGATAATTGGAATGTAATTTCTTGGGATGCTTTCCAGAAGGGTTATGATGCTGCTTATGAAGAGAAGGTGAAAGAAACCGCACAAGAACGGGGAGAACTCAAAACTCTTCATCAATTATTTCATGAAACAGTATGGATTGTACCTGATTGTGATGAGTTTTGTGGAATTGTAAAAGAATGGCTGTCTCAATACACTCATAATGTGATGACTGGAGAATATTTGAAAGGATATGAAGAATGTCTTACTGTTTTGGAGGAGAACCTAAAGTAGTCAGTATAAATAAAAATGCTTATGTGTGTCGTAACCAGAAGCAACGAGTAGCATAAGGACACTTTCCAAACAGGCACAAGGGCACTTTACAGGTGCCTTTTTTTGATGTATGATACTTTCATACACAAAGGAACCCGATGACTGACAAACAAAAGATTCAATCCAAACTTAATGTATTGCACGAAGAGTTTGATACTCTTCAATCTCTTGGTGCAACGCATAGTGAATTGAATGCGGTGCGGAGGGAGTTAAACATTTACTATGAAATGTTGAGGAAACTACGATGAAAACTTATTTGCTGATTGCTGGAGACAATTATTACCCTTCTGCTGATACTGGTGATTGGGTTGGGTGTTTCTCTACCTATGAAGAAGCAAAGGCACAAGTAGAACCCAAAAAAACCAAAGGATATACCGTAAATGGACGGGATTGGGGTTGTGATTGGTATGAAATTGTTGATTTGAGAGACTGGATGAACCGATGACGAAACAAGAACTCAAAGAACTTCTCACACCAGAGTTTCTTTCCACACTTCATAGTGCTGTGGAGTGTTGTGGATGGGATGTTGATATGGTAGAGAGTATGAACTTTTGTGATTGGTGCTATAATGTAGCAGGACAACCACTACCAAAATATGATATGAGTTTTGATATGGAGGATGTATGACTACCAAATGCACCTGTTCCTACATTCAAATAGGAACCAAAACTTCAAACACTCAAAACCTCAATCCAGATTGCCCTTTACACGGAACTGATAGTGTGTGGCATAATAGTCCAGAACAAGTCAAAAAACGAGAGGAGAGGTCGCAACGACTTCGGGAACTTTATGATACTGCTCGCAAAGCAAGGGAGAACTTGAAATGACTGAAACTATTCAACAACTCAAAGAGGATATTGCTATTCTCCAAGAGAAACTACAAAAACTTGAAGAACAGCAACGAACAAAATCACCAGTAGAAGAATGCTACAAAGATTGGTGGGGGCAATATCCTGAATTAGAAACTGACTCCCAGTATGATGATACAAGGTGGCAAGGTTTCCAAGCAGGATATGAGTTTGCTTACGCAATCTCTACCGCAAAGGAAGTAATGGAAAAAGTTCAAGAAGAACAAGAAGATAATGAATGGAAATCTGTTGCTCTTCGTTTTGGTGAAAAGTTGAGTGGATATTTGAGTGATGGTTATTATGAACTTTCTCCTGCTGCTTGGTTTAGGTGGGCGGTATTTACTTATGGGAAAGGACAACAAATAAAAGATGCTGTTCGTGAGAGTAAGAAATGGTGTGAAGAAAATCCAGATAAAGACCCATTAGATTGTTTGAAACCTCAAACACCAGAGCAAGTTGCTGATGGATTGAAAGAAGCATTCAGGGAAGCAGTCAAGCAAGGTGTAGTTTCATCTACCAAACCACAAACTCTTTATGATGTGATTGCTGACTGGTGGGATGATACATTCACCAAGAAAGAAACATCACTTCAGGAACTTGTGGATGCCATTGAAGAATGGTTGCCGAAAGAACAATCTGCCGCTGGGTCTCAAAATGCTTATGTTGAGTGTACTGTAGAAGGTTTCAACGATTGTCTCAATAAAATCAAGAGGAAACTACGATGAGATACCCACAATACGCACTTGGATTACTTACTGGATTTTGTCTTGCTTGTCTGTATTTTATGGTGCCTGCTATTCTTGAGAGTTTCAAACAACCAGAAGCACAAGCAGTTGCAGAACCAGTTGAGAAACATGGAACTTTTACAGTTGTCAGTGAATACAAAGGTTGTGATTTAGTTCAATGGCAATATAATATGCTTTCTGAATACAAATATTTTCTCCACTGCCCAAAATGATTGAAATTCAAAAGAACTACAAAATCACACTGGACGAAGAACAGGCACGACTATTGTATCATATTCTTGATGTAACTGATAATGATAGGAGACAGGGATTGAATGGACTTTATAATGAACTGAAAGGCACTCTCAAAATTGGAATACGATGACTGAATATACTGAATATACTTTTCCTGCTGATTACAATAAATCAAACACATATACTATCACACAACCAAAACTATCTAACTGGACTTGTTATGCGTTTGGTGGTGATGCTAGTTTTTCTCCTATGACTTGGGTGCCACAAGAAGGTAAAGTTCCTAATGCTTGGGTAAGGTTCTGGTCTAAAGTATTTTTTGATTGTAACTGGGTGAAGAACAAATGAAAATCACAGCACACGAACTTGCAGTTATTATTGATACTTTCAACCACTCTCTAATGGTATCAAACTGGAATGGAGTATATACTCACAAGTCAAGGGAGAGGGTAAGGGATTTGATTGCCGACATTATGAATGATATGAGTGTAGAGATTATCACAGACAAAGCAGAATTCACTATTGATGCTGACGCAGGTATTTGAAATGACTGAACCAACACTAAAAATAGGACCATCAGGATATAAACTCAATCCAGAGAAACTGAAAGGAGCACCTCAAAGTGTTCTTCCTTATATTCTTGGTTGTTTTTATTTCACCGAAGATTATGAGTATTTTGATGTAATCAAAGATTATCTTGATATACCTGAACCTTGTAAAACTCTGGAAGAAATATCGCAAGAATTGGATGAGAAGATTGATGATTTGATTGAGAGAACAAAGAATAGTTTTTATAAGTCAAAGTATATTGCTGAAACTTTGTATGATACAAAGTTCAATAGAATTATTGATAACTTTGAGTATGCGAAGGAACACGGACAATTTCCACCTAAACTTACATATTCTAACCTTATTGCGACTGGTAGTAATATTACTTCCAGTTTTGTGATTAAACAAGGAAATAAACACGAAGGATACTATACATTCGGTAATTGTAGGTCTTTCAAGTATTATATGCCGACTAAACCGAATTTTATAGTCCGTTTCTTTATGAAAAATCTTCTTGGATTTTTCTGGGTGGATGAAAAATGAGATACTACGAAACCAGAACTTACGAACACCAAAAGGACTTTGATGAAAAGAACCGAGCACAAAAGTATCTCACAGAATACCGAGATAAGTATCTTCATCTCCGTAAGGAAGTTCGTAATCTTGTAAGAGAACAAAACCTTACTATCACTCCTGATTTTGCTAAACTGATTGGATTGAAATGACCTACCCATCGTATTGTTGTCCTAAATGCGGGGATATGATAGGATGGACTGGAAGGTTCTTTCAGTTTCTTCGTATTCCATTACATCGGTGTGAGAAATGACTAATCCACTAATTGAAAAATATAATGAAATTCACAATCCAAAACCACCAGAGCCTCCAAAACCAGTAGAGAAACCAAAACCACGAAAACTCGCAAAATGTTATGACCGTGATGACTTGAAAGTATCTTTTCAACAAGTAGCAGATAAAATCCAACAAGGAAAAGCACAGGTTGCGAGTATGAGTATGGAAAGGGATGTAATGAGTATTATGCCTAATAAAATTATCTTTGAGGTTTATGTGGATGACTTATAAAGATAAAGACATTATAAGATTAGCAAGACACTGGGGAGCAACAGAAACCTACACTAGCATGATTTTTGAAACAATCCTTGAGGAACAGAGGACACTTGAGAAACTGGCACAGACACCCTCCACAGGGGCACCAGATGCCCTATAATACATTCATACACAAGACAAACTCCAAATGACTATTGAAATCACAAACCAAGTTCGTATTCAAGAATACGGAGATTATTGGTATACGGTAGAAGACACTCATATTGATGTGGGATGCGATGGATGCACCATTTCTTATTGGCAGTTTGATAAAGAAAAAGGAGATAAACGAATTCAACATATTTGTATGGGAAATGTAGAAGCACTTGCTGTTGCTGATGCCATCTACAAACTCTTCAAGGTGAACTGAAATGACTAAACACGAGATTGGTGAAACAATTGGATTTTATATTTTTGTGGGATTGATGGGTTGGGCACTTGTGTCTTTCTTTCCTCTTACTTGGGGACAGGCACTCATAATCTCTTGGATGTATAACAAACTTACTGATGTATTAGAATGACTTCTATTCTCCAACAATACACTCTTGAAGATTTCGTAAAAT